CCCAGTAAGTAAATGCTGAGACAACTTCTGCCTTAGCATTATTATCAATCCAATATCCAATACCACTATCAGCAACTACTGTAAATGCATGAAAAACCATACTTTTATTTCCACTTGCATGGACATTACCATTAATATAAGCTCCAATACAACCAGTACCAATACCGGAAACCTCTTTAACATATGGAGATTTGTTAATAACTGGACTTGAAGGATTTAATCCAAAGAATACTCCAACCGGTGGACAATTAATTTGACCAGTATCAGCGTTCAGAATACGAAAAGGATCTGAGGTTGTTTTTGCCCAACCAGTCATTCCTCTAACCGTAAGATCACTAACGAGCGAGTGATCACTCATAAGAAACATTGTTCCGGTCGATAATCCAGAGTTTGCAGGCTCAACAAATACTGATCGTTGAGAACTTCCACGGATTTCACAAAATGCAGGAACAGTAATTGGCAATTGTTCAGAGTATACTCCTGCGGATAAGTTAATACAACATGGGGTTTGAACCTGAGTGACTGCAAATGCTAAAGTTTTATAAGCAGTTTCTGGCGTTTGTCCCCACTGACTCCAATCTTGTCCTGCGCTACTAACATAATATGAATTTTGAGAATTTCCATAAAAATCCCAAATAGGATCAAGACCAGTTGAACGAAGAGAAGTTCCTGTCGTTCCAATTCCCAATACTACTGGTGATCCAACATCTCTAGTAATTAAATCACCCCGATTAATTAATACAGAAGCAGAAGAACCATCTGCAAGTAAAGACCATTTATTCGTTGCAAATGAAGTTCCAGGTTGCTTTCCTAAGTTTGAAGAAGCAACAGAAACATAAGAAGATGCAACATATGATACAATATCGTTATTTTGATATTCTGTAGCAGTAGACCAAGTTCCAGCAAAACGAAGACCTCGAACAAGCAAATTCCAGTCATTTGTGCTAGTAGAACCCAATCCTACTGGAGCACCATAAGATTTTGTAGATGATGCTACGGCAACATAAGTATCTCCACCATAAGTTACAAGTGATCCATATTCATAAGTTGCATTATTTGCAAAAGTTGAAATTCCCGCAGTCGAAATTCCCGAACTCAGTAAATTCCAAGCAGTATTTATCCCAATAGCAGGTCGAATTCCTCGATTAACAGTTCCTGATCCAGAAGTAATTATACCAACATATGTACTACCATTATAATAAACTAAATCTCCATATTGATATTCTTGATTGTATAACCAACCACCCTCTCCATTATTGCCAACAACATATTCAGTAGCATAATTTAAACTTACACCAGCACCAACGGAATAATGTGGATAAGTTACGCGATATTGCCCATTTCCATATTTAAAGACATCATTAATTGAGTAAGTTGTCAATCCTACCCAATTTCCTCGATGATTAAGACCAGAAACATGGACTTGCCATCTGGGAGTTGCAATATCATAATCAGTTGTATACCACAAATCTTCTCTTGTTGTGGAAGTATGATTTACCGTACATACATATGTATTTCCGCCGAGACTGATAATGTCATCGATAACATATGCGGTAGATGGTTGCCATCCACCTCTCCAATTAAATTTTAATCTTCCAAGTCTAAATTCTGCCATTTTAGATTATTATTGTGGGCCGATAGTTGTGTAATCGTAAGTTCCATTTGTTTGGATATTAAAATATCCAGACGTATCGATAAAATAATTTAAATTTCTTCTATCAAATCTTATCTGTTGGTATTTATCCTGTGGATTATTTGTTAGAGATTTTTCTTCAGTATTTTCATCAACATAATCTTCATAATCCGAAACTTCAGTTATTTGAGTACCATCTAAACGATAATTAATATCTATAGATGATTCCGTTGTCGATGCTGCACTGACTTTGGTTAACCAAAGCATGTCATCTTCATCACGTCTTAGTGCATATACAAAATATCCATTTGAATCAGAAAAAGAATTAGAATTATATCCACTGAGAGTTAATGCCATTTAATGTATTAACCCCCAATTATTTCCTCTCCAAATTAAAAAAATATGCATTCCAGAAACATCCAAAAAAAGTGGACCATCTTGCAAATTTCCAACCTGATCTAAAATTTTATTATTTCCCATTGTATTAATTTTAATTGAATTAATTCCCCAATAATTACTAGGATCTGCAATTTCGATACTATCGCCCACACTCAATGAAGATGTTGGTAAATTAATTTCAAATGATCCAAGTGTGCTATCAACCAAATATCTTTTTTGAACAGATACCCCAATACTAATTGAAGGATAAGTTAAGCTATTATAATCAATATATGTCCACTGAGCAGTAAGTCCCGAAGGAGCCTGTGCAAGAATTCTAACGTTGGCACCATCGCGAATATAAATTCTTTGATCTGGTATATTTACTGCAATTTCGCCGTCAGCCAGTTGGGATATTGTAGGAACAACTCCCAAAGAAAGTGATCTTTTTGGTTTTATAATTGTTGCCATTAATTACAATAATAAAAAGATTTTAATTATTTATGTGTTTTAAAAACTAAATATATTAAAAATTAGTTGGAAAAATGTATCCAACTAGTTGCAATATATTTTGTACCTTTCAAAGGAGGATTTCCTCGGTGAGTATGAGTCCATTGAGAAGGCCAAATAACAACCCTACTTCTCTTCGGATCTACCCTACGATGTTGGTATAAAAATTCAGTTTCTCCACCCTCAACAACATCATTTAAATATAACATACTAACAATATATCTAGATGTCGAATGAAGATTCATTACTTCACTATGCCAATGATGATATCCTCCTCCGGGTTCAGTTTTTTGAATATTTACAGTACATTGAAATCCTCTAATACTACATAAAATATTAAATTTTTTAATATATTCAACATAACACTTCGCAATAATTTCATTATACGAATTCAAAACTTCAGTACCTACTAGAATGTTAAAACTATCGTACTTTTGTGTACTAGTCCCAACATAAACGCATTCATCTTCTAAATCTAGAGAATTCTTTTTGAGAGAGACACTATTACGGGGGTTATAATGAGAATTTAAAAAATTATTATTAGATTTTTTAACATTATTAAAATAATTAATAATTTCAGTTCCATCAAAATCAGTATCGAAAATTCCAATAAAATCATCATCAATATTCATATTTAAAATATTATATTTTGATTTTTTGGATATATTTTCAATATTGTTTTGATTTATTAAATCAAATTCTTCAGTTTTAAATGGAATTTTCATCGGTAATTTTTTATAAGTAGTACTAAAATATTTAAATAAATTATATTAAAAATATTACCAATTTCATATGTTTGATCATCAATATTTTTCAAGATTATAAATTCCTCCTTTTTCTACAATTGCACTACATTGATCCACCCAGTCTCCACAGCACATATATGTAATATTATCAAAATTTCGAATATTTCCATGGTGTATATGACCTACAATAATTCCGGAATATTCTGAACTTTTTTGAACACAATAAGAGGAAAGATCGGTTTCATACTGATTAATATAATTTTTACCACGCATAGTATTCTTTAGAAAATAAACCAAAGAAAATCTAAAAAATCTATTTAACCACAAACTCAAAGGAGTAATTAATTCATATCCCTTATTAAAGAATAATTGCTTCCAAGAACCAGAAGAAAATAAAGAATACTTGTCTCCATGAACGCAAAGATACTGATTTCCTCTTTTATCCGTATGAATATGTTCTTCCACCATTTTAAAATTATGATGCTCAAAATCACAATACCTACGAAGATGTGCCTCATGATTTCCTAAAACATAAACAACTTCTGTTCCGGATTTGATTAGATTAAAAATTTGATGAACACATTCGGTATGCTCTTTTGTCCATCTTGTATTGTATCTTTCCATACAATAAATATCAATTATATCTCCCACCAAAACCAATTTTTCAGTCTTGAGATCCTTAAGAAATTTTATAAGTTTCTTAGCATTACATCGATCAGTCCCTAAATGAAGATCTGAAATAAATACTGCATCAAAACTTGAATTCATTTTATTGTTCATCCAAATAACAAATACTTTTTGAATAAATTGTGAAAGTCATAAGATAAAAAGAATAGGGATAATAATTGCTAGATTTGAGATAATAAACGCCCTTACGTATAATAAGGGCATAAAACTTTCAGATTCCATTAAGTTGCAGTATTTCTTCGGGACCCATACGTATATAGATTTGAGTTTGTTTTAGGTTTCATCCAATTGATTATAGCATCGTATCGTTCTTCTGTAAAGAAGCCCTGATTATAATACCACTCCTCCC